ACGAAACCAGGATATTGTCGGTTATTTAATGAGCAACAAGAGTGTGTCTCAATATTATCAAAATAAAAGAAAGGCTGAAGAAAAGAAAGAACCCGAATGTCTGGTTATTACGGATGGAAAAGGAGACGGTATGGATTTGGTTCTGCTCCCATGCGGAGTTATAGAAGGACGTATGCTGTACGTGGAAGGTACTCAAGACCTGCCAGACTTAATGGATTCTATCCCGGGACAAGGAGTTCCTTTAGACGGGTTACATTAAGAAGAAGATTACCTGGATGGGGTTTAATAAGAAGAACTTATACTATACCAGAATTAAAATATCGTGATGAAAGTGCATCAGGAGTATCAATTGATGAGTCAGGAATTAGTGCCTTATTCAATGGGATGGAACAAGGTGCTGCAAATCAAAGACGTATTGGACAAAAAATTCAAATGAGGAGTATTAATTTTAAATATTGGATTACTGCAACAGGAACAACAGTTGCGTCTATGGTTAGAATAATGGTTGTATTAGATATGCAACCAAATGGTGCACAAGCAACACCAGCTGATGTATTAGAGGATCCAGCTGTGAATTTTAACATTGTCAGTAGTCTGCAAATGGCAAATTCGGCACGATTTAGAGTATTATGGGATAAAAGATACAAAATAGTTGGAACTAGTACAATTGTAACAAGTGAATATTTATGTTTTGATGAAACTTTTCAAAAATTAAATCATCCAGTTGAATATAGTGATACTAGTGCTGGTGATATAACTGATATCATAACAGGAGCTTTATTCTTTTTAGCTTTTAGTACATCTGCAACAGGTGCTAATCAACCTTTAATAACTTGGTGGGGAAGAGTAAGATATCATGATAACTAATTGTTATCATAAATATCATTTATATGTAATGGAGAACCATTATTATCACGTGACTCGTGCGTCACTATTTCATAATTATTATAAGATTGTAACTCAAAGATATTGAGTCTTGCCAATAAAGGCTGTAAGTCTAATTCAGACTTTTTATGATAACATTGTTGTGGAGAATAATTACTAAGTATAAAACAAGGAACATTTTTGTTTTTAACTTTACCACCTATAACATATTTACCTGGTAAATGCATAATGGACCCTTGTAAGAATTCATTTAAAAATTGAATTGTTAATTGTCCTTTAAATTCATCAATATAAGCAAAATCATATAAATTATCATCCCATCTTGCAAAGTCATTATTAGTAGGTATTTGGAATCCTTTCAAACCAGTATCCATAAGTTTTCTAATTAATGTAGTTTTTCCAACATTAGGGGGTCCACATATCCAGAATTGAGGAGTCTTAAAAGGTAAGCCACATAACATATCAAATTCTCTACCATTTAAAATCAAATGTAAATAAGGTGGTCTTTCATTCAATCTTTGTTTCTTATTGGCTACAACTGTGAGGTCTTCCAACAGAGATCTAACTTGTTTTCCATGCAACACACAGTAAGGACCAGTAATAGGGTCTAATAAAATATCATCATAAGACTTGCCTGCAATTGCGGCCTCATAAATTAATATATTCTTTTTTTCTTGTTTCTTTTTTTTATCCTCATTCTTTTTGGCTTGTGAGGCAAGGATTTCAGGAACATTAATCTCATGTGCAACATAATTATCAGTCTTTGCAACATAGGCAACACAAGCATTGAATATTTTAACTCTTTGGACATTAGCTTGTTTCCCTCCAATAAAATTAAAAAAGTCGGGTCGTCTAACATTAATTCGTTTCGTGAATTTAATAACGACATGTAGGTGATCATTGCCGTCTTCATGCTTTTCTTGAGATACAACAAATCCTGCAACATCAAACTTGTTCGATTTTCTAATACGGTCAGCAGCCTCTTCTTTGGTCGTGTTGCACTGAGGGAAAGTGAGGAAGATGCTCTTTCCTTGAACTCTAAAATTCGTTGTACTAACTGGTAGAGCGCCATCAACTGAGATCAAAGCGGGGTCCGGTACCGTGGGGATAGGAGTAGACGGCTGCGGAATAGTGGTTTGGGTAGAAATAATATTGTCCTTCTCTGTCAATATAGGTGAGGCTATAGAAGTAGAAGTCTTTTTGGATATAGCAGCAGAAGTCGTCAGAATTGATAAGATACTTGGCGAGCTTTTCGTCGAAGAATTTGTGCCAGGTGTAGCTTTCTTCCGGGGCATCAGTAATATGGCAACCACAAATTATGCGCTTTTGTTTTTTGAGTAAAGGCTCCAGTGTATTGGCAACAACAACTAAGCTTCTAGGATTAATAGAACGTATGAAATTGGCGGCTGGCTCTGGCTCCAGAGGTTACGCTATAAGGTAATATTATGTAGCGTAACGAGCCATCTTATTCGGAGCCATCATTTTATTGGTTAATTTATTTCATTGGGACACGTCATCAGGAGGCTGTAATCATGTCAATAAGCCTATTGGCGCTGCGCGCGGCGCAATTATTATGAAATCTAAGTTTGTTTTATTGTGAACACTTACCCTAATCAGTATAATGTCGTCACTTTTTTATGTCAGCAACCTTGATCCTACCTTAACAAACCCTATCACGTGATTTAAATCTACCCTAAATTTCTAATTTCATGTTGCTTTTTTTACTAGAATTCAATCAAATTTAGCATATAAGGCGGGAACGAAACCAGGATATTGTCGGTTATTTAATGAGCAACAAGAGTGTGTCTCAATATTATCAAAATAAAAGAAAGGCTGAAGAAAAGAAAGAACCCGAATGTCTGGTTATTACGGATGGAAAA